GCGTTTGGGTTTGCAGCCTTTTCAACATCATCAAATCTTTCAGACAATAAAAAATTTGCCTCGCCTGATTTAATTCTTATATATTTACTCATCTTTATCCTTTTTGTCTAATGTTTTTTTATGCAGGTTTTTAGCCATTTTTGTGTATATCATTAGATCATCGTAGTTGTCAGCTTTGAAGTTTTTGCTGGTTCTAAATAATTTTAAACCCATCATAAGTTGTGCAACTTCATGGGGTTCTATATCATCTTTTAGTTTATCATGTAATAGTACATTCCAAACTACAGCAATAAGTCTAAAGTTTTCCGGGTAGTCACCATAATCTTTCTGGCGAGCCTCCATAATTTTTTTTAATATTTCTTCGTTAATATCTATTGTAGCCATAATTGTTTTGATGCGGCAGGGAAAACAACTAAAAAGAAAGCGAGAAAGGGATCGCTAAAAAAACCCTGCCACACCGCATATAAGTTTCTATAAATAATTAAAACTTATACATTCCTTATCTAGCATAAGAACTAGGTTTTGCATAGGGAGGTTTTTTATATGCAAACTTTGATCCACCTCCTCCAGTTGGTCCTGATTGAGACGGAGTTTTTTCATTAGGTGTAAGCTGCACAGTTATTGCTCCTGTAGGTTCACCATTCTCCGCTATTTCATCAAAAGCTGCTTGATTGTACCAACTACCATTTATTTCAACACCAATGGTCCAGTTTTTATCTGGTCTTTTCAGATTTGGTGGTGCTACATAACTTGGTTGGTTAGGCGCAGTTCTTTTGTCGTTTGGTATTAGCTTGATGTATATTTTATCAGCCATTTTTTGTTGCTCCTTGTAGTTTATTCATCCTTATGTCATAGGCATTTTCTAAGTCTCTATATACTCTAGGATGATTTTTGATTGCATCATCAAACTCTTCAGAAAACAAAACATTTTTAATGTAATGCAACCTCGTTGGATGTTTTGCTAAATTGATTTGTTCAATGATATATTCTACTGAAGTTTTTTCATTTAATAAAACCTGTTTTACTTCAGGCATATTAATTACTTCAGCACTTATCTTATTCTCTTGCAATGGTATGCCAATCTCATCATACTCTTCTTTTGAAGTAATGTTGTCATCCATTACTGAGAAAAAAGATAAAGCTCTTGATATGCTAAAGGTTTCTGCAAGTTCAAATGATTTAGGTTTATTCCTAAATACTTTTGCATGACCTGTAGCTAACACACCACCTTGAGGTGATGTAATTTTTGTAACACCAACATAAAATTCTTCATAAGTTTTTATGTTAGTTTCTATTCCTATTTCACCAACAAACTCTTCAATGAAATATTTAATCTTGCTTGCTGCTTTGATACAGGTTTTACCTGTTTCAGGATCAACATAAGTTCCATCTTTCTTACATTGTTCAACAACCTTCTTTATTCTTTCTTTTATATCTTTCATTTTATCCCCATAGTTGTTTGATTATTGATAGTTGCTCTTCGCTAGCATCATTCATGGTCCAATGATTTGTGTTTGGTCTTTCAACTAAACCAGCCATAATCTTTGGATCACCATTACTTACAATAAGTAATCTCTGCACAGTTCGAGCCTTGTTGAATAAAAGCTCCAACTTATATTCCATAAAATCTTTTTTTAATTTTTCGTGTGTGTCATCAAAAATAATAAAGTCTTTATCATTTGCATAAAATAAAAATGGAGTCTTATCTGTAGCTAAATGATAAAAAGAAAGTTGAGTTATATTATCTTCATCTGGTGTTTTTGGTAGAGCTTGGCTATAAGTTCTAAAACTATCTTTGAAATCTTTTACAGATGGTGGTTTGGTTTTACACTCAGCTATACTATTGAAGGATTCAAAATCAATTCTACCTGTCATGCCTATCAAAACATCTTTAATAATTAAACCAACATATCTTTCGCAAGATAATTCTTTGTTACCAAAAATATTTTTTACTGCTGATAAAATATTCTCAATCGTTTTATGAATATAGCTTTGTATATTTTCTCTCTTCAAACGATCTTCATCATCCTTTGCGCCTTTTAAATATTCATTGAATTCAAATTTATAAATTTTATTATAGTCCCTGTCTTTTATTTCATGCCTCTCAGCTCCTTCAAAATAATATTTACCAATTAATTTTTGAGCTGTATTATTAGCAACACTTCCAAAGCCTAGTTTGTATCCCTTCTTATCCTTTCTTCTTTGTGCTTGAGTTCTACATACATAGTCAACAAGCCACATAGATATAGGTTTGTAAGAAGATAGCTGAGAGTATGAGAAATGTTTTAAGCCTTCGCCACCTGATAAAGACTTGTATATTTCTGTTAGTTTTTTATTCATAGTTGTTTCCTCCGTTATAATGTTTTTTACCGAATTGTCTACAATTATTTTATATTGATTTACATATCCAATATGGCTATAACATGGCATCAGAAAGGATTTATGAAACTAAAAGATTGGATAAAAAAGGAAGGTCATAGCTACACCAAAACAGCTAAGATTTTTGGTATTAAAAACAAGAACCCAGCAACAAATATTCAAAGATATTCTGAAGGTGAAAGAATACCACATCCGGTAGTAATGAAGAAGATAAAAGTTGCAACTAATAACAAAGTACAACCAAACGATTTTTATGAAGATTACTGGCAACAAAAAAAAGTTTAAATATAAACGAGTAAAAATATACTGGATTGATATTGTATCGAACCCGGAATGGATGAGTTTAGATAAAGCAAAAGATCAAGTGTATTCTTTTTGTGAAGATACAGGTTACTTGTTACACAAAGATCAAAAGAAGTTAATCATATTTGCATCGCATAGCTTTGATGATGATGGTGAATTAACTGTTGGTAATACTACTGTTTACCCAAGATCAGTTGTCAAAAAGATTGAGGTATTGAAATGACTTATAAAGGTATGCTTGAAGAGGTTGAAGCTGCTGATAAAGTCAAAAAATTAGAGAAGGAATTAGATACTGTAAAAACAGAAAATGAAATAAAAGATTTTGAAATAAAAATATTAAAAGAAAAAATAGAAATGCTAAAAAAACAAAAAAAGATATTACAAAATACGATAAGGAAAAATGGCTAGATGGACCTACGCATTTAGCAATGGCAGCTACAACGATTGGCATAGAAGATTCCCTAATTTAGCTGGAATTGATATTGACTTTATTGAGGTTTGTCCGAAATGCTATCAACCCTTGGCTGTAAAAGAAACATGCTATGACAAAGGACAGGTTTACAAGGCTACAACCCTTACAAAGATAGTCGCTAATGCTCTTCAGATACCCGGATTTTTAGTTTTTTACACTCCTATGGGTAATGATATGAAATTTAGGATAAAACGCATTACAGAGCCTGTGAGTGCCATATACGAGCTAACTCAGGATGAGTGGTTAGCTTATCTATATGAGCTTCACAATGAACATAGGAGGTGTTGCAAAAATGCAACAGAAGTATGAGCCACATATCAGAGTAAAGTTTTCTCTGTTTGATGACCCACAGTTTAGAACGATTCCAAAGAGGCACAGAGCTTATGCCTATTTAGTATTCATTTGTTTACTAAAGTTTGCCAACTCTAAAACTCTTACTTGCTACCCTCGCCAAGCCACACTCTGTAATATGACCGGGTTATCAAGGACTACAGTATATAGAATAACTGAATTATTGGAGGCAGCTAAGATTATTTCTAAAAAAAGATTACAAAGCACAACCCTTTATTATATCAATAAAAACTATGTTGTTTCTACTAAAAACATGGCTGTTTCTAATAGAAACATTAGATCGGTCTACGGGAAAGATATTAATAAGACTATCATTAAAGAACCATCACTATTAACTAACTTTATAGGAGGTCTGGCAAGTGATGGTTCGGATAATAAAACAATCTTAAATGCAATAGCTAATAAATATACAATACAAGAACTTAATAAATTTATAAATGATGAAGATAACCCGTACTTATGTAAGAAGGCTCTTGAAATAAAAGAGGACCAAAATAAAACTTATATAGATATTGATTTAAGAATGGTTGATAAAGTGCGGAAGAATACAAATTATTTTTATAAAAATAAGGTGTTTGAAAATAAGAGGAAACATGGCAGGCAAGCCAAGACAAAAAGTTTTTTGTCAGAGTCTAACAAGAAGAAGTAAACGACCCTGTCAAGCTAAAGGATATTTAACTGCTAATGGTAAATACTTATGTAGATTTCATGGTTACAATAATGTAAAAGGTTTCAATCAACCAAACTATACAGATGAAACAAGAATCAAAACACTCTCAAAGCTCAAACAATTCAGAGACAAACCCATTGAAGAAATCAGAGCATACTACAATGACAAAGTCAAACCCAGAATTGGAACTAATAAAAAATCAAGATACTATTATAAACAATCTTATAGAAGGAAAAACCCTTACAGAAATAGTGCAGGACAAAAACTTCCCTGTCTCACAGATGAGCTTACAGAAGTTTTACTCCATCTTAAAAAAAAACAAACAACTAAATGACTCGATTGTAGAAGCAAGGAAGATAGGCATACAAACATTAATAGATAAATTGTTACAAATATTTCAATATCAAGAAGTCGAGAACCCAAACCAGATACTATGGATAAGAGAAAAAACAAAATTTATTCAATACCTAGCCGGTAAATTAACTGATCTTTATTCTGATAACAAACCAATAAAGCAGAATATAGATCAGAAAATTTCTGTATCTTGGACAGATACTCCTGATCTCGTTGACTTAGACGCAGCATTAGTTGACGATATAAAAGACCCCGAGCTAAAATCCAATGGCACAGGGTCTTAATTTTAAGCTCATCCATCAATACAATTTTCTTTTTTAAGCTCTTCAGACCAGATTGTTTCCTTGTCAACCAGCCAGATATAAGATTTAGTTATTGTCTTTGTATTTTCATAACCAGCCATCTCATCATTAATCATACATCTTTTACCAACTAATACTTGTTTACTAGCACAAGCTGATAAAAACAAAAGCATGGTTAATAATATTATAGAATGATATTTAAACATATATTTTCCATTATACCTCCCTTCTAATTTCTACTTAGTTTCCTTTCTTTAGTTGTTTTTTATATTTTCTAAATAGTTTTATCGCTTGTTGCTTAGTATAAAAATAATATACTTTTGTTTTCAAGCATCCATTGATAGTGTCGGATATTCGCCATGCGCCTTCATTGTTTTTGTCTATAATCATTGTGTTGTTTTCTTATAATTATCTTATTCTCCAACTATTTTTTTTTGGTGGCTGTTATGCTGTCGCAACATTTAAGAGGCTGCCAAAATCCTCCACCACCGGTAGATATTTATTTTAAATTAATCATAATTATTTAGCTTCCCTGTCTTTATGATCTGGAATAGCCAGTAATACAGCCATCATACCACCAAAACAAACAAGTAAACCAACAATAAAATTTAATTTCATAGCTATAACAAACCCCAAAAAAGCAGCTATAAAACCAAGTAGTAATTGAATTAAATTTCTCATTGGTTCAGCTCATTTCTTTTTTTATTAATCCAAAATGAAGGACTTAAATTATAATCATTAGCGGCTATTTCTTTATGGCTAACAGTTACGGCATTTAAGTTGCAATAGCAGGCTTCCTCGTAAGGTAGAGGATCAACCATAGAGCCAATATTATTTTTACCTGTTGCCGGGTATTTAGAATAAAAATCTGCTTTGTTGTTGTATGTAGCTTGATCAGATACTATTCTAAAATCTGGACTTATTTTGTATAGCTCAATAATAAAGTCTCGATAACCATGCCAGCATACAGCATTAACCTTAGATCTTGACCCGTCTTTTTTTCTCATAAAGCCTAGCCTTCTATATTTTTTTGAAGGTCCTAGTTTTAATTTAACCCTCCAACAGTTACCGCTTATTTTATCAAAATCTAAATCTATTTTTAAATCTTCAGCAATGAAGCAGATTTTACCAATAAAATTAGATATATTTTTTGTATTATATATTTTCATTTGTTTTTTTCTCCTTAGTTGTTATTAACCTTTTAGGCTAAGAATAAGGCATAAATAAGGCAAATAATAAATTTATTTTATTTTATTTGATGCCATAATTTAGACACAATGTTTTTATAATAATATAAAAAAAACAAGGAGATAATATGCACATATCAATACTAGAAAAAAAACCAACTTGGGAGCTTAAAGCAATAGTTCAAGCTCTAAGTCTACCGGTTGCGAGTTTTTTAAATACTAAGGAAGATAATAAAAGACTCGAAGATTGTAAAAAAATACTAAAGAAGCGAGGTGTTAAAAATGATTAAATCATTACAGGACCTTAAAAAAGTTAATAAATTATGGTTCTCACCGGGTAACAAAAAGTTTTTTAACGATATAAACTATAAACTTTTAACCGGTGGTAAATCAAAAAGTAAATTTTTAATTCAACATAGTTATAGATTTTCTGATATGTTTGGAGGAATAAAAAAGGCTGTTTTTTTAATTAAGCCTATTTCAATTGATGGCAAGATTGAACCAAATATAAAAACAGTTGACACAATCGAAGAGGTTAAAACCTTTTTAAAAACTCAATAATTATATTTCTTGTTGCGGGTTGTTTGTTGGTTTATTTACACTCGACCCGCAGCCAACAACCCTCGCATATATAAGCGGATTTCTTATAACTATTAATTATCAGACACCATAAAACCATTTCACCATTGATAGTAATAAATTATCATTAATAAAAATCTACAGCATTTGCTATATTTTAGAAATGCCAAGGGGTGGTATACCCCATATATGACCCGCATGTTTGTATATATATATACATGGGACTCGAGGACACCATTATACACAGCCTGACCTTCACCTTGCAAGACCACCTATAATAAACTAGATATAGTATATGGATGATTTTTTAAAACAAGGTTTAGAGTCAGTTGCCTTTATTGAGAAAGGAACTAATAATGTTGTTATTATGTTCGAGGGGTTTCCAAACGAATTAGCCTCGCAGCTATTTATAACCTATACTATGGTTAGTCTTGGATTTGATTATGAAACAACTGAGGATATGCCTAGTAAATCAATCCACTAAGTATGGATATTAAAATACCTTATACACCTAGAAAGCATCAGGCTTATCTTCATCAACAAATATCTAAGTTCAGATGGTCCGTATTAGTTTGTCATAGAAGGTTTGGCAAAACAGTTTGCATGATAAATCATTTGATAAGATCAGCTTTGACTTCTAAAAACAAAAATCCTAGGTTCGCCTACATTTCGCCAACATTCAAACAATCAAAAGCTATTGCTTGGGATTACATGAAACAGTTTACCGCCAAAATACCATACACAAAATTCAACGAAACAGAGCTAAGAGTAGACTTACCCAATGGTTCTCGTATCACTTTGCTAGGCTCAGAGAACTCTGACAGCTTGAGAGGTATATATCTTGATGGTTGTGTGATTGATGAGTATGCAAATGTGAATGATAAGTTGTTTCCTGAAATAATTAGACCTGCTCTAAGTGACAGGAAG